ATGAAGATACCAACAGAGAAAGATACACTATCGACAATGGTAGAGTATTATATGAAAGCACCTATATTTTGTAACTTATCCGCCCCAACGCAGGTGAGTTATGATCGACAGTTAAATAAGTCTTGCATCACTGTGGTGCAAGGCAACGTCGAACTAGGTAACATTAAACTAAAGAACATAAGCATTAAACATATTAGTGATGCTTATGAACAATGGTTAAAGGTAGGCAGGAGAACAGCTAACCTTAGAGCCGCTATTCTTAATGTTGTATTCAAGTATGCAATGCAGAAAGAGATTACTCACAAGAACCCTATTAACCATCTAACTCGCAAGGCTGATGGGGTGCGTAGTGTTAAGTGGTCGCGCAATGATGTTAAGAAGTTTCTTAGTGTAGCATACGCAGACTTTAGATGGCGGAGCATTGGATTGATTACACATATGTCCTACGATTGGGCGCAACGTGTTGGCGATATGCGTAACTTAAAATGGAAGTCAATAAACTTTGATGAGAAACGATTAGACATTGTACAAAGTAAACGAGGGGCAGAAGTACATCTACCTATTAGTGATAACTTGATTAAGATGTTACGCCAACAAGAGAAAGACTTTGGCTTTCAAGAATATGTCGCGCCCAGGGTACGCCCAATAGCACAGTCTTACACTCCTTATAACATCAAAGAAGTATCGTACTTGATTAATGAAGTTAAGGCTGAAGCTAACTTACCTAAAGAACTAACAGCTATGGATCTTCGTCGTACAGCTATCACTGAAATGGTTGAGGGTGGTGTTGACTTGGCAGGGGTAATGCAAGTTAGTGGACATAGATCACCGCAGAGTGTTAAGCCTTACCTAGTCAATACATATAGTGGTGCAGTCAAGGCACTAGAAGGGAGGAACGTAGATGAAAGTTAGGGAGTTTGTTTTAGACTTAGGCTTAACGGATGGGCAGAGTGTTAGATGCACCTGTCCTGTTTGCCATAGTCCAAACGATTTTAGTGTTAGCAATATTGATGGTCTAATCCTATACAGATGCTATAAGTTAAGTTGTCATACATCGAGTGCGATACCAGTATCTTTATCGGTCACTGAAATACAAGAGAAGTTACGCAATCGAGATGCAACACTGAGTAAGAAGAAAGCATCAGACCTATGGGTAATACCCGAATATGTAATTGCACCATCACAGAACAATAAAGCATTGCAAACATTTATAGATCGTTGGGATTTACATGATGTTGAGATACTCTTTGACGTTAAGGATAAACGTGCAGTGTTTCCTATTAGAAGTAACAACAGTCTTATTGATGCTACAGGCAGGTCATTAGATGGTGGGATACCTAAGTGGTTTAGATATACAGGCAATGCACCTGTTTATACTTCTTGTCGAGGGAAACCTAATGGCACTGTTGTTATCGTTGAAGATGTTATTAGTGCTAACACTATATCTAGTGTGTGTCCAAGTGTCACAGGTATGGCTATCTTAGGCACAACATTGAGTAGTATTCACATAGAACACATACAAGATTTTGTGCATATTATAGTAGCACTTGACCCAGATGCTACACACAAGACCTTGGAGTACAGACGAGAGATAGCGTCTTGGACAGGAACAGGCACTATTGCGATGCGTTTACAGGACGATATAAAGTACAGAGTACAAGAGGACTTGATAAGGTTACACACTCTTTGTGGTTAAATAGAAATTTATATACTACAGCAAAAGAAGCACGTTACCCAGCTTGTGTAGGGCTATGCCAAATTGGTAGGGGTAGAGTAATGGAGTGTTGGAACGATGGTACGAGCAGATCAACAAGGTGGTATCTGTGGCCTTTACCTATGAGATTAATAGGGTGGGACAGTAGAGGATCATTTATAGGAAGAAGAAGAAAGGTACAGAATGACAGAAGTAGCATTACTTAAAACATTATTAGATAAAGATTTTTATGAACTACACAGAGGGATACGATGCCCAGATAAAATCTTCACTAAGGATGTAAGGAAAGTAAAACAGACATTAGATTATGCAATGCAAAAATATGATAAGGGGCTATCACTAGCTGACTTGGAAGCATTGTTCTATGCGTCTAACAAGACACTCACAACCTCAAGTAAAGAGCAGTATCATAAGATATTTAAGAAGATGGCAAGCAGTAGTGCATTAAATAATGATGTAGCTACTGAAGTTATCTCTAGGTTGTTTCAACAGGCAGTGGGCGAGGAAGTAGCTAACATTGGGTTTGACTTTGTTAATGGTACAAAGACTAGCTTAGAACCATTGCGTAATCTTGTAGATAAATATAAGGATGATTTTACACCTAACATAAAAATTAAGTACGAAAACATGGACCTAGATTCCATATGGGAAGACAACGAAGACGAAACGAAATGGAAGTTTAATATACCTACCCTACAGCGTCGAGTAGAGGGCGTTACAGGGGGTCATTTTGTTATAGTAGGTGCGCGTCCTAACACAGGTAAGACGAGCTTCCACGCCTCTATTATAGCCTCTGAAGGGGGCTTCGCTGAACAGGGTGCAAAGTGTTTAGTTTTATGTAATGAAGAGGCATCAAAAGTAGTACGTTTAAGGTACACAAATGCAGGTACAGGCATGGAAAAAGAGGAAGGAAAAAGAAATAGAGCTAAGTCTCTCTTACTGTATAATAGAGTAAAACCTAACATTGCTTTATCAGATGGGACAGGTGAAGAAATGCCTTGGGTAGAGGCGGCAGTTAAATCACATAAACCCGACATTGTTATATTAGATATGGGTCATAAGTATGCAGAACGTACCAGTGATAAGACTGATGTATATTTAAAGGATGCAGCAATTCACGCACGAAACATAGCAAAGCAATATAACTGTGTTGTGTTTTGGATGACACAATTAAGTGCTTCGGCAGAGGGCCAAGTCAACCCAGATATGTCTATGATTGAAGGGAGTAAAACAGGTTTGGCAGGGGAAGCTGATCTTATGATACTTATATCTAAGAACAGAAAAATAGAAGGGGCGGATGAGTCGGAAGATAGTCAAAGACATTTGACGATAGCTAAGAATAAAATTTCAGGTTTTCATGGGCGTATAACGTGCCAGTTAGATGGTGCAGTTGCTAGGTTCACAGCATAGAAGGAGAGAAAGATATGACGTATTATAATCCAAGCCAATCAAAGACTAATTGCTTTACTTGTGAAGGAAGGGGATTAGTTTATGAGGGAGAACATTTTCCTTCTGATCCCGATAATCCTTGTGTTCACGCAGAGACTTGCCCCGATTGTATGGGGTCAGGGTATGTTACAGAAGAATGAGGATTGTTTTAGATGTAGAGAACACAACGACTAAACGTAATGGCAAGACACATATGGACCCGTTTGAAGTTAACAACTTTCTGGTACAGGTGGGTACTAAGAATGTAGATGTACCCAGTGAACGACATTTGCTTACGTTCGATCATGTTGAATATACAGATAGAAGTGGTGATAATTCCAGGCTATTACAAACTATACTAGACAAGACTACCTTACTAATAATGCACAACGCACAGCATGACTTGATGTGGCTATGGGCTAGTGGCTTCAAGTATGATGGTGACATCTACGATACGATGTTAGCTGAGTACATCCTACAACGAGGACAGAAACAACCATTGAGTTTACTGGCTTGTGCTGAACGACGGAACTTAACATTTCAGAAGGACGATACATTAAAGAAATACTTTAAAGAAGGATACAACACTAATGAGATACCACTTAAAGAGCTTACACATTATCTTGGTTGTGATATTGACACTACTGCCGAACTGTTCACTACTACTCTTACCGAAGGCTTCTCCAAAAGCGAGTCAAACGGAATGGATAGAATTCGAGACATTACCTTTAAAGTCTGTAAAACCCTTACCCGAATGTACATGTCGGGATTCAGAGTGGATAGACTCACCCTTCAAGTAGTTCGTAAAGAGTTTGAAGAAGAGAAGACAGCTATAGAGGGCAGGTTGTTTACACAGATACGAGAACTTATGGGGGACACTCCAATTAATCTTAATAGCCCAGAGCAAGTGTCTCAAGTTATATTTAGCAGGAAGATAATTGATAAGAAGGTTTGGGTTGATCTGTTTGACTACACTAATAACATGGCTGAGTTTAAGGAGGCAGTAGCTTCTAACAGTACACTGATAAGAAAGACAAAAGCATTTAGTTGTCCTACCTGTAATGGGATTGGTAGCAGATACAAAAAGAAGAAGGATGGCTCTGACTTTAAAAAGGCTAGTAAGTGTCCTGATTGTTTAAGTAGAGGCTATCAATTAAGTCAGACTAACAAACTCGCAGGTCTAGGATTTAACCCACTAAACAAAACTTGGGTAAGTGCTAATGGATTTAGTACAGGTAAAAGTAATTTAGATATGTTAATAGCTACAGCTAAAACAAAACGTATGACTGTAGCTATTCAATTCTTAGAGGATGTAAAACGATTGTCGGCTGTGTCAACATACCTATCATCATTTGTGGATGGCATAACTAACTACACAAAAGAGGATGGTTTCTTACATGTAGGTTTAACACAACATATAACATCTACTGGTAGGTTTAGTGGTCGCAATCCTAATATGCAGAACATGCCGCGCGGTGGTACTTTCCCTGTAAAGAAAGTATTTGTATCTCGATGGCAAGGCGGTCAAATATTAGAGGCTGACTTCGCACAGTTAGAGTTTAGGGTTGCTGCATATTTGTCACAGGATGAGGTGGCTATGAATGAAATAGCTACAGGGTTTGATGTACATGCCTACACAGCTAAAGTTATTACGGATGCAGGTCAGAAGACTACCCGTCAAGAGGCAAAGGGATCGACATTTGCTCCCCTGTTCGGGGCTAGTGGTTGGGGCAGAAGCAAAGCTGAAGCTGCATACTATAAACATTTTAATCAAAAGTATGACGGTATAGCTAAGTGGCACAAGAAGTTAGGCAATGAAGCGATACAACAACGCAAGATAACTACACCATCAGGCCGCCAGTACGCATTTCCTGATGTTGAGCGTAGGCAGAACGGAACGCCAACGCATTTCACTATGATAAAGAACTACCCAGTGCAAGGCTTTGCTACAGGAGATATTGTACCTGTAGTGCTATTAGAAATGGATGAAAGATTGAAGCCATTAAAGTCTTGCTTAGTTAACACTGTACATGACTCAACTGTAATTGATGTACACCCCAACGAAACAAATTATGTAATACAAATTATAAGAGATATGAACAACGACTTAGACCAAATCATCGAGGAGGCATATGATGTAAAAATGAATGTACCCATGCTTTTAGAAGCTAAGATAGGCCCGAATTGGCTTGACACAAAGGACGTATGAGAGTATAACTATAACTCTTTTCACATTTAAAAAACAAAAAGGTAAACGTAATGAATATGGAACTTACAGTAAACGATAACTCAGGTCGATCAATGGCTGAGATGATGGGGGTAGATACCTCTGCAGGACCACAAAAGACATCTAGTCTAGCTAGATTAAACATACTTCACACAGCTCTGATGGGCGAGGTAGAGGTTGCAGGAAAACTTAGGAATACAGAAGTGTTACCTGTTGGTACTTTTTCTCTCAAGATAGGGGAAGATATAATTTATGTAGCTAAACCAAGTATTCGTATATTTGCAATGCGGCAACAGTATGCAAAGTGGGATGCTGAGAATAATAAAATGGATAGGACCGTATTAGCTAATGATTTAAAGTCCGACCTTAAAGATAGTAGGGGTACTTTTAACATAGGTAGACCGTTAGGTTTTGTTACTAATTGGGAAAACTTACCTCAGAAAACTAAAGATATCATGCGTGTTGTTAAGCGTACTAAAGTATTGTTTGGTACAATAAAAATTAATGGTGGCGCAATGAACAGCAACGGAGAGCCTGTTAAAGGTTACGATGATGAGATACCATTTATCTTAGACATAAAGAATAATACAAGTATTAAGTGTCTTGATGCGGCTGTTAAGTCTATATCTAAGACAGGTGCTATGCCTATTGCTTACACTGTAGAGCTAGGCTCGATAGCTGAGTCAATGCCTACAGGAGCGACCTTTGCTACTATGACATTTACAGTAAAAAATAAAGTTGATTTAATAGAAGAAGACAGTACTACA